CCACAACAAGTACCCATGTCTAGTGGACAACAAGCTTATCATAAGCCACCAATGGAACAATTAGGTATGGATCCTTTTGAATATGATTCTTATTTAAGATATGGTCCAGAGATGTATAAATATTTTGCTCAAAAATATAAACCAAAGACCGAATGGACAGTCTATGATTCTCTAGTTGACTCTGGGCAGATTGACCCATACGAGGTTAGTAAAGATAGTATTAACGTCTTAACAGATGATCAATTGAATGAGCTTGTAGATAAAAGCGGAATTCGTCAATAGATGGAAACAGACCCAAGAGCACAACATAATCAGGATCTATATAGGCGCTGGCGTGACGCTAGGTCTGACTGGGATGCTGAAGCTCGAAAAGATATAGATTTTTATTTAGGTAATCATTTTACCTCAGAAGAGTCTGATGAATTAAAGACTCGCAATCAGGCAGATGTGCCGATGGATAGAATTTCTCCAGCAGTTGAGAAATTAAAAGCAACACTGACATCGAGACCGCCAACATTTACCATAACCCCAAGAGAAGATTCAGATGTAAAAATATCAAACGTCTGGAGAACAATCCTTGGATTCGTGTGGGATATCTCGACTGGTGACGCCCATATGAAACAGGCGATACATGATTATGCAATTTCTGGTTTAGGGTATCTTTATGTATATGTTGATACCGAGGCAGATTTCGGGAGGGGCGATGTCAAGTTCACAAATGTTAATCCATTCAGGGTGTATGTCCCACCATCATCGAGAGATCGTTGGTTTGGGGACGCAGAGAGCATCTTATTGTCTACTATATTAACTGGGGAGCAAGTGGTCGCCCTCTATCCCGAATTGGCAATCGAAGAAGATCCAGAAACGGGTGAAGAGATAAAACCAATCATTGACACTGTGTCAGCGTATCGTGAAGAGGATTATCCGAACGCTCAACATAAAAACTCAATGCAGGTGTATACTCCCGCCGAAACTCAACACCTAGATCAGTTTGAGTTTAGAAAATACCAAATTTTAGAAAGATATTATAAGACCAAAGTTCCTTTTTATAGAGTATTAGATACTGGAAGCGGTAAAGAATATGTGTTTAACGAAATGGATATTCAACGCTATATGGAGGAAAATGCAGATATTATAGAGAATGGAGTGGTACAAATAGTAGAGGTTCCACAAAACAGGGTAAAGGTATGTGCAACATTAGGTGAGATTGTATTATATGAATCTGTACTTAATACAGACATTTATCCAATAGTTCCATTGCCCAATGTTTGGACAGAGAGTCCATACCCTAAATCTGATGTATCAAGAGCAAGACCTATGCAAAGGTTACTCAATAAGGTTTGGTCGCTTGCACTCTCCCACGCGCAGGCGTCTGCGGGACTAAAGCTATTAGTTCCACTTGGAAGTGTAGAAGATTTAAACCAGCTGGAGAAAGACTGGGCAAACCCAAATGCAGTCATTGAAGTAGACTCATCACAAGGAGAGCCACACTTTCCAGCTCCACAACCACTCGCAGCTGAATTCTACAGATTAATTCAACAATGTGAGTTTTATATAGATTTTATATTTGGTTTACCTGAGATGATGCATGGATTTGCAGAAAAGGCTCCAGAAACCGTCAGAGGAACAGAAAGAATGATGGCGTTAGGGCAGGAAAGACCAAAATCAAAATTAAGAGACATAGAATTTAGCATAAACAGACTTGGTAAAGTCTTGTATAACTATGCAAAAGGGCACTACACATTCCAAAAGATGTTTAGGATTGCCCAACCGAACAATAATTTAAACGAAGCTACAATCAATTTATATGACGATAAAACAGAGCCAATACTTGATATTGCTAAGGATCGTTATAAACTTGATCAGCATGATATAAGAATTGAACCTGGTTCTACATTGCCAACTAGTAAGTGGGCAGAGCTGGGTGTATACCTCGAAGCGTTCCAATTAGGTCTAATTGATAGAATAGAAGTTCTAAAGAAGAATCCAGAAATCTTCGATAAAGAAGGGATACTAGCTAGAATGGATGAGAAACAGCAAATGGTGCAACAAATCCAAGGACTTGAAGGACAGGTACAAGATTTGCAAGGGGACTTGCAAACTGCTAGAAGAGAATCTGTAAGCGATAGAAAGCGTGTTGAAGTTGAAAAAACTAAGACAAGGCTCTCTGAAATCGTTTCAGATGCTAAAGCAGATAGAAGGGTTGAATCCAATAAAATGCAAAATAAGGTAAAGCTCGAAGCAGAGAGATTAAGGCGTGAAGCAGATCGTCTTGGTCAGGCTCTAAAGTCTTAGAGATATCTTAAAGGAGTTTAAGCAAAAATGTCAAATGAATCCGAGTTAATAAAAAACACTGTCGTAGAACAGGATACATCAACAGGACAAGAACCGTATCAGGAATCTGCCACCCCAGGGGTGGAGGTTGCTGAAACAGCACCAGACATGGGGACAGACTGGGAAGGTGAAACTAAAAAGTTCCAATCTATGTATGATAGGTCTCAATCAGAGGTCGATAGGTTGAAAAAGTTGGAACCGATTGGTGATCTTCTTGAGAATCGTCCCGATTTAGTCGAGGTGCTACAAGATAAGATTGTTAATCCTGATGGTGGATCAGGGCAAAAAGCCCAACTGGATGAGAACGACTTTAACCCTTGGGATGCGTATTATAAGCCCGAATCGCCGTCGTATAAACACCGAGTTTCGAAAGAGCAGGAGACCGTTGGGTCTGCCGTGAATCAAATTCGGAATGAATTCGCACAGCGTGAGGCAGAAGCGCAACAACGACAATTCCTAGACACTACTGTTAATGAGTTGAAGTCTAAGCATAATATGGACGACAATCAAGTCGCCCATTTCTTAGAGTGGTCGGCGCAACCAAAAGAAGCAGTAGGATTAGGAAACCTTGTTAAATTATGGAAGGATGTCAATATAGCTCCAGTACAAGGTCAAACATCTATTGATGCTGTGAAAGCCGTGCAAAAAGTTCCGCCATCAGCGGGGGTATTGCAAGGTCAACCAGTTGAAACTGTCAGTGATGACAGTAAGGTATTTGACAGAGTATTGAATGCTTCAAAAATGGGCAGACTAGGATAATAGCAAGGTTATTTTCCAAATTAAGGAGGCATATAAATGGCTTACACAGTCGGAGTAAAAAAATCTAGCGATATTACTTCCGCAGCCACCAGTGCTGGTGTGGGAACCGCTCCTGATCTAAGAAGGTTATACGACTTTTCTGATCGGGTTGCAGAGCTCTCACCTGAAGAATCTCCATTCTTTGTTTACCTTTCGAGGGTAGCAAAGGCACCAACAGATGATCCTGTTTTCCGTTTCTTAGAAAATCGTTCTAAGATTGATTGGACAACAAGAAGTTTCTATCTTGATGGTGCTGTAAATGGCGGTTCTGCTGTTAGTGCAGGCACATCATATTCATTTACCGTAGACACTGGTTCAACTAGTGTTGATTGGTTAACAAAGGGAATGGTTATCGCAGTTAAAACTGTTGATAGCGCAGCAGGTTATGCACAAACACTCGTAAGGGTGAATAGTGCTGTAACCGATAATGGCTCAGACTCTTCGTTTACTGGTGTGATTATTGATGTATCAAACGCTAACGTCAGTGGGTATAATGTTCTTGCTGATAATGACGAGTGTCAAGTAATTGGTACCGCATTTGCAGAAGGAACAGGATCACCAGACGCTTGGTCAAACGATGTTGAGGATGACTTCGGTTATACTCAAATCTTTAAGACCGCAGCTGAAATGTCGAATACAGCTATTGCTACTCGTTATCGTGGATACGCTAATGAGTGGGATAGAATTTGGGCTCTTAAACTTCGTGAACATAAAGTGGATATCGAGCGTGCAATGCTTTTTGGGCAGCGTGCTCGTGTATCTAGCATCCAGTATACTGAAGGTATAGTTGGACACATTGTAAAAAATGCAAATCCAACTGCTGATGATTCAGCACTTTCCTACAGTTCTGGTGCACCTTATTATCGTACATCGACAGCGGCAGAGCTCACTTACGACAGATTCTTAGGCGATCTTGAAGTGATCTTTGATCCAGCTCGTGGCGGCTCTTCTGAAAAATTGGTCCTCGCAAGTTTACCTGTTGTTTCTCAGCTTAATAAAGTTGGGGACGGCGGTTTTCTTGATGTGTCTACAGCAAGCACTCAAATCCAACTAAACGCTCCTCTGGAGCAACGAGAAGGTGCTTTTGGTCATAAGGTAATGAACCTTGAAACTATTCATGGCGATCTTCACATTGTGAAGGAACCACTATTCCGTGGTATCGCAAGTGGTTTCATGGCGATTGTCGATATGGGCAAAGTATCTTATCGTCCATTGGTTGGAAACGGTGTTAACCGTGACACTCAGATCGAAACTAATGTTCAGAATGCTGACGAAGACCTTCGTAAGGACATGATCCTTACTGAAGCAGGTCTTGAGGTATCTTTACCTGAGTCTCATGCCCTCTATAACCTAGAAGGTAATTAGAGGTAAAACATGAGATCGGCATATCTTGAACCAAACAGTGGAGCAGGTGGATATTTAGCACCTTGTCAGAAAATCACAGCAGCAGTTACATTGACAGCTGATACAGATAGTGGTAAAACATATTTGTTAGACTCAGCGAGTGGAGCGTACACAATAACACTTCCAACAGCTACTACAGCTATGGATGGTACGAACTACAAGTTTTGGGTCGAAGAAAATACACCAACAGGGGCGATAACAATCGCTGCTGGAAGTGCTATCGTTTTCGGTAAAGTTAATGAAACTGAAGTTGATACTGGCGAAGACAGTCCAGGCTCAAGTGCGGCAACTGGTGTATCTAATGTAATCATTGGAACATCAGCAATTAAAGGGGATTTCATAGAAATGACCTTTAGTGCTGGCGCATATTGGATGTTTGGCTCATCAGCAGCTGACGGTGCAGTAACTACATCATAGTCAGAAATGACACACCTTTGGATTGGTGGGGGGCGGTCGTATAAAGGGCTGCCCTCAAAATCCTAAAGTTTTTAAAAAGTTAAATCGGAGATGATATGGCAGATTATAATACGCTAACAAAAATCATAGTAGGGGTAGTTCCTTCTGGTACTCAAGATAGTAGCTCTACAGGAACCCTAGCAGAAAAAATAAATACATTTTGGCAGACGTTGGATAGCACCAATAATGCAGTACAAAGTATGAGCTCTGTTCAGGTTGCCCCACACACTGTTGCAGTAATTATAGTTTATACAGGGTAGTCTTTAAATGGCTACTTTTGAAGCACAGGTAGAAGGGCTTACTAGCTTATCTATTGATGGCAGTAGTGCTCCAACGCAAACAGAACTAACCCAGTTCTTAACTGATGGAGCTAAAGAAATACTCACTGCTTTACCAATAGATAAGAAAATGATGTATTCTACATCCAGTGCACTTGATAACAGCACAACGTATTTAACGCTTGGCGGATCTGAAGTATTGGGTGTTATGCGTGACGATGGGACTATCAACCAACCTTGCCGAAGGGTACCCTCGTCAATGAGCGGTAGAGCACAAGATAGTGCAGATATGTCATATGGAACCACAACAGATCCTGTTTGGTGGGTTGTGAACAATATACTAAGTATATATCCAGAACCATCAAGTGAAGGGGCCACCGTTCAAACTTTAGCATATCCAACTGTAGCCTATGGCGATAGTTCTATAACAAAGTTTCCAGATGAAGCAGAATACTTAGTTCTTTTGTATGCCGCTATAAAGGCATTACAAAACACAATGGGAAATTTTCTCTCTAATGATAGTATAGACCATGCAAGTACAGGAGCTTTAGCTTTAATAAATACAGCTTTAGATAGAATAGCAAGTTATAATTGGGGAGATAGTGAAACTTTTACTGCGGGCACTGCTCAATTAACGAGAGTTAAGAATGCATTAGACCAAGCCTCAGATATAATAAATGGAAACGCCCCATCTTCTACTACAGATGCTTTTGGGGCACAGAGTAGTGAGGATATAGAATTAACTAGTTCAGCACTATCAATTGCTGCAGCAGAATTAAACAGAGCACAACAACACTTATCAGAATGGTCAGCTATTTCTGGAGTAGCTTCTTCCGAGGCTCAAGGTTTTATTTCTGAAGCGCAAGCAAGGGTTGCTAGAGATAGTCAGAAATATCAATGGTATCAAGGGCAACAAGCAAAATTACAAGCTGATTATGATAAAGGCTTGCAGATTGTGATGTCATCGTAATGGCATTTACAACAACAACACTAACAACTGAAACAACTTTTACTGAAGTATCTTTAACTGGGAGTACATCCTTTTCTGAGGTTGGGCTTACAGCGTCTACCGACTTTGATTTAGCGGGAAACAAATGGGAGGAGTCAGCGGAGTTGGTGGCAGGCAGTTGGGATGCTATGCTTCAGTTTAATTGGGAAGATTTCGATTAATATGGCTGTAAGAAGATTAACTGTAAAAAACATTATTAGCAGGGTAAGGCAAACATTTCCAGAGGCTCCTGAAACTTATTTATATAATTTGATAAATGACGCATTATTAGAAGCTGGGTTATATAGAACCAAGGTAGAATATGCAAAGGCAACAACGGTAGCAGATCAGATGTGGTATGATATATCAGATACTGGCTCTTCGGTGGATATTAACAAAGTATTCAGAGTTGATTTTATGGATTCCGCTGGGGACTATATAAAAATCCCAAGAATGCTAGACGGTGAAATACTAAAAATGGATATAACATAATGGCAAGTAATCATAAACACCCAGAAAATGATGTGGCTTGGTTTATCGTAGGGGATAAGCTTGCGATCATCACAACTGAGGGAACGGATTCTACAAGCGTTCACTCAAAGTCTGGCGATTGGAAAGCAATCGATGAGGCGGTGACTGACGGGGTATTAATTCATTATTATGCAGAGCCCAACACGGTTGATGCTCTATCTGATTATCCAGACATAGATAACGCAATGCACGCCAGTATTGTGGATTATGTAAAATCAAAGCTTTATATAGACAGGGCAGGATCTTCAGCGGATCCAAACACATCGGCAACTGCAATGAATTTATCAATGGTGCATGAGAAACAATGGAAAGATGCCTTAGTCAAATTTGGAACAAGACGTAGAGATAAGATAGGTGGATTGAGAGCAGTAAGGACATTCGATTTAAGATAATATGGCTACATTAACTGGACAAACAATAGCGAGCACCTACAAGGATCTTCTTCAGGTATCAAACTCAAATAGTGGAATTGATTCTACATTACGAGTTATATCTGATGGAGAGGCAACAGATTCTGTCTTATACTTAAGTAGTGCTGCCGCTCAAATAACTTCAAATGCTAAGTTATATTTCAGAGATACTGGTTTATATATAGCATCAAATGCTGATGGTGACTTAGATATTGTATCAGATGGAACTGCAATAGACTCTATTAATATAGAATCAGCAGGCGGGATTACATTAGACGCAGGTACGGCTGGGAGCGGAGTAGCATATGAGGACGATGGAGATGAGATGCTCCGTATTCATAATTCCTCTAGCGATGTTATTTTCCAAATAAAGAATGATTCAAAAGATTTGGTAATACAGCAATATGATGGATATGAAGTTGTAAGATTCTCAGATACTCGTGGTAGAATGTATTTCTACGATGAGGGTGGAGAATACATCCAATCAGACGGTACAGACTTAACGCTTGCTAGTGGGGCAGATATTGACCTTACGGCAACTAGCGATGTTAATATTCCTGCTGATGTAGGGTTGACATTTGGTCATGCTTCAAATCAAAAGATTGAGGGAGATGGAACAGATCTTGCAATAGACGCAACAGGAAATATTAATATTACCTCTACTGTCAACGAAGCAGCTTCCATATATCTTCGTGCTAATGCAGGTACGTCAGAAACAGTAAAGATACATTCAGATCAAGGCACTTCAGTCACTGAGGGAGCTGAGTCTGTAACCATTCTTTCAGATGCGGGTGGTGTAGGGCTACGTTCTACTGCAAACCTTGCCAACGCTGTAAACATTACAGCTGACGGTG